GAAGATTCTGAAATAAGGGTTAGCTCTATCAGTACCTGTTCCGTCAGCCGCAACAAATGGGTTAGCAACCATACCGTATCTAGTTTTGAAACCGATTCTTGGTTGGAAGTCTTCTTCACCTACAGCTTTAACCATTGTTAAAGGCACGTAAGGGCAGTAGAACATACCAGCGTCATAAGGATTAGAACCCCTATAACCTACACAAGCAAAGTCAATTGTTGCGTAAGGATCGATATAAACTTTCAAACGACCGTTAAGAACACCAGCAAAAGTATTACCAGTATCATCAACGTTTAGGTTTGAAGCAAGTGCAGGAGTGTAATCCAAAACACCAGCTGCTGCTAAAGCAGAAGCTACATCAGATGAACAGACAACAAAGTTACCTTTTCCTCTACGTGTTTCTTTAGAGATCACGTTAGCTTCTCTTTCGAGTTGCATTACTAGACCTTTGAATTTCTCAGCCATCCATCTACCATCACTGTCAGTTCCGACATCAAAGATACCAGATACAGCTGTTGAAGATTGGAGTGCACCAATTTTTGCTTTAGTAAGAATAGTTCTTACCATTTCTCTGTTGATTTCCGCTAGGATCTCAGCAGATAGAATGTTTGCAAGTTCTGCTTCAGCATCTAAGCCGTGAACAGCTTTAAGATCTTGCGCTAATTCCATTGTGTATTCAGCTTTAAGTGCTCTTGACTTAGCAGTTACAGTAGATTTCTCGATTGAGAAAGCCATTTCACCGAAAGCAGCACCAGCTCCACCTGACATACCACGTTGTTCTGCTGTGGCAGTCGGTAAACCTGTACCGAATGTGTTTGTGATATCAGCAGCTGCTGTATCAGCAATAGATCCATCAGAGTCAGCATCAGTTGCTCCACCTAAACCAGTTGGTTCAGCTTGATGAGTTCCTGTTCCTGAGAAATCAGTATCAGCTTCGTCGAATAATGCTTCAGTACCACCTTGAGTGCTGTACTTAGACTTCATTGCGAAGATTAGACCAGTTGGACCAGTCATTGGTTGAACACCTGCGATATCATAAGCGATAAGGTTAGGCATTGCACGTCTTACTAGAGAGATTAAAACCGGATCAAAATTAGCAATATTAGAACCAGTAGCGTTAGCGTGTGCTTCGTTTATTTGAAAGTTTGAATGATTTCTTTCTTCTTGTAGGGCGATTTCTTGGTTTTCCAAGAGTCGAGCTGTAACAGCTTGCTTGTACTTGCTTTCTATAGCTGGAGCATCTCCGTGCTCAAGTAGTGGCTGCCACTTTTCGACTAATTTATTATCTGCGTTAAACATTTTTGTTCCCCTATATTAGATAATTAGTTATTAGATTTAGTTATTGCTTGAGTATATCTGCTCATAGCGTCAGATAATTCAACCGGAGCTGTATCATCATTACCTATGGCTGCATCTACTTCAGATTCAGCTTCTTCAGTAACACTTGTAAAATATGATTCTTTAACAGTTTTTACTTTCATTTCGAAAGTGTCTTTGTCTTCAAAATCAATAGCTTCTACTAGTGATGCTAATTTTTCTGCTTCTGTGTCAGCAAGTCCTAAAGATTGTTCCCTTACAATTTCAGCTCTTTCGAAAGATTGAGTTGATGCATGTAAAGAAATATTTTCTTCTGTGGATTTATTGAGTGCTTCTTCTAGTTCAGTAACTTGGTCGGCGAGATCGTCGATTAAGTCTGCTTTACCTTCAGGTACTTCAATATAATGTTCCTTAAAGACTGTTTGTAAAGAAGTCATAAAGTCTTCAGCAATTTCAGTCCTAAGACCTGTGCTTACTGCAACTTCATTTTCTTTCATCCAGTTCTCTACAACATAGCTTAAGTAGTTATCTACTTTTTCTACGAGTGAAGTTTGAAGTTCTGTAACTTCTTCTTCAAGGTTTTGCGCGTACTCAGATTCAAGTCTGTCAATTTCTGCACTTACTTTACTTTGTAAAGCAGCTTCAAAAACTATACCAGCTTTGTCTCTAAATCCATCTGATAACGTAGCTTCTTCTGAAACTAAAGCATCTAAATCTTCTGAATACTCGATATGCGATACATCTGTACCTTCGTCTTCTTCAGTAGCTTCAACTACTTCTACGCCTTCGTTTGTTACCATCTTTTTGAAAATAGCTTGCGCTTCTACTTTCTTCGCCTTTTTCAGCATCTCGACTGCAGCGTTTATAACACCAGCTTTCGTTTTAGGAACAGATACTTCGACAGGTTCTTCTTCCTCTTCTTCCTCAGGCTTATCGCCTTCGTCATCAGATTCGTCTTCATCTTCGTCTTCTTCTTCTTCCTTAACTTTTGCTTTTGCTTCAACAACTTCTTCAGTGTCTTCTACAACTCCCTCGTCTTCAACTTCAGTTTCAACGAGCTCGTCAGTAGTTTCAACAACTTCTGAGGTCTCTGCATCTTGAGATTCGTCTATAAGGACTTCGTTTTTCACGTCTTCATTTGACATATTATTCTCCCAATTTAAAGGATTAAAGTTTAGAGAGGAAATTTTTAAACGCCTTAATCTCTGCCTCAGCTAAATGCTTTGACGGAGTACGCTTTATTTCAGTCTCAATCTTTTCAAGATCTTCAGCTACAAATATACCGTTATTCCATATCCAATCAACTCCTTCCATTATTCCATTGACAAATGCCCCTGGAGCGGAAGGATCTTGGACGATATCTACAGTGGCAAGCATAAAATCCTTACCCACATAACTAGTACCATTCTTTTGCTCAAGACTACCCATACCACGACTTGATACACCAAGCTTAACTCCACCATCAAGCAAACCTTCGACGATCTGCCCCATAGGGGTTTTAAGAATTGATGCTTTTCCATAAACATCACTTCCCTCAAATCTGAGTTCAGTG